GTGCGCCATGTTCACACGATCAACCGTAGGCTCAGGGAAGCGCCTTGCCAAGTTCTCGACTTCAGCGGTGTTCATGTTGATAGGCAGGTCGTTGCCAAACTGCATGGATAGCCTTGGCACTTCATTCTTGGCGGCTTTGAGACCCATCTTGGTCACAGCCTTGCCTGCACCATAGGCAGGGACGCCGTTCTTCATCTTCTGGTTGTTCACAGCCAGCATCATGGTGTCTGGGTTGTTGGAGATGGAGACCTTACCGCCACGCTTCATGCCACCGCCTTCTACTCTTTTTTGCTCAGCGCCCTTAAGGTCTTCAAACTCTTGCCAAGTAAAGTACTTTTGGTTATTACCTTTCATGTCCCAACCAGCTTTTCTGATCTGATCTGCCGAAATTAAATTGGTGTTGTTAAAGTCACGAACATCAGACCAATTGCCACCACGTACAAAGTCTTGCACGAATGGCAGGTACTCTTCTTTGGGTTTGGCGTTTTGCTTACCTTTGATCTGATTGATAAACGCAGGCATATTTTCTTTTGCCATGCGGATCTCGATATCCCTGACATCGTAGTCTGTGTAACCGTTTGGCAGTTTCTTAGCTTCCTCTAGCGCCGCCTCTTTGTACGGCAACAAATCTTCGTTGCGCAATTGACCTTTGAATGCACCTACTTCAACCGTAACGTGAGGCTCGCCTTTAGCGTCAACTAACGAGTAAACCTTGGCATCGCCTCTCTTGATGGCATTCCATCCACCAAGCCCGTAGCCACCGTAGCCGCTGTCACCTGAACTCTCAGTCCAATCGGAACTGCCTTGTGGTGGCTCGTAGCCACGAACGGAGTGACCCATGGCGTCTGACTCCGCGGCAAAGTCCCCGGGGCGGTTCAGCTCCACCCATTTCAACCCTTCTGGGTATTCTTTGTAGACAGGCAACTCAGCGCGAGCTGTCAAGCGCGACTCAGCCATCTTCTTAGCCAGCTCTTGATCGTACTCATAGGTGCGGCGTACTGCCTGCTCCATGCTGACCTTGTTCAGTTGTTCAGGGCGGATGCGACCAGAATTTATGTCTTCACGCAGGACATCAAGAATGTGGTCAAAGCCTAGGTTGTACACACCGCCTGAATACAGCCTTGTCTCTGGGTCAAGCTTGCTGACAAACGGGTTGAGTTCACCAGCTCGCTTCTCAAACCCTTGTTCTCTCGCCATCAGTTGATACAAATTCTCTTTGAGCTCTTTGTACTTTGTGTCGCCTAAGATCTCTGCCTTTTGAATATCAGGCATCTTCATAAGCATTTCAGCTTCTTTTGGGCTGAAAATTTCTTTGCCTGTGTGGTCAGCCATACGAGCGAGGAAGTTTTTGTCAAGCTCTTTTGTGTAAGCGTCCATCTCGATTCTGGCTTGCAATACTCTATCGGAAATATCTGCCGCTTCTTGTATCTTGCCAGCCTTGGTGACCCTGATTGAATCATCGGTCAAGTTTTCCCATCGTTTAGCAAGCTCAGACTTGCCCATACCCTCAGCAGGGTAGCCCTCTGCCTTACGAATGGCTTGCAGGTATTCCATGCGATCTAGGTCTACAGGTAGAGGCGAATGAACAATGCCCTCTTCAGCCAGCTTGCGAACTGGGTCGTCGCGTGTGCCCATTTCCTTCTTAACGTAGTTTTTCAGGTTGCCATCGATCCATTTGTTGATAGCGACATCTTTTTCCAATTGAACAAAATTGTCGGCTATGCCTCTTCTGGCGCCCTCATGAAGTTTTTCAATCTCTTCTGGTGGGTAACGCTCATGCATTTGGCGGAGCATTTCGGCGGGATCATTGCCACCAGCGGTATTGCGCTTAAGCCTGCGCAGATCGTTCTCAGGGATGCCCAACTTCTCACCACCGCCCAACCAATTGCCACCGTAGGGCTTGACTACGTTGGACTGCGTGTTGGCACCCATCGCCAAAACCATCTCACGAGGTAGACCACCACGCTCTAAGGCGCCCTTGACGACTGGCTCCATGGCGCTCTCAATCTTCCTACCGACCTGCTCTGCGCCTCTACCTGCCGCTCTTGCGGCTTGGGACGTGGCTGGGCCTGTCAGGAACTGCAAAGGCAACGCCTCTGGCATCAATGGCGGGATCTTGTATTCGGTCTCAAGCTTATCGAGGAAGTCACCTACGTCCTGTGCGTACTCGTATGCCACTGGTTGCTCAGGCTTGTAGATGCGCTCTTGCATGAACTTGTCAGCCGCCTCGTCACCTTTGAACAGGCGCGTAGGGATAGAGTTGATGCCCTGCGTCATGGCTGAGCCGAGGAAGCGTCCAGCTTGTAAGCCACCAGCAAGCTTTTCAAGTGGGGATCTGTCAGCCTGCACTTGACGCATGAGGTCGGCATCACGCTGGGTAATGCGCCTGTTCAGCTCTAGGTTCTCTTTGGACGGGACGCTGAGGTCAACCGTTCCAAGCTTAGGGATGAACTCTTTGTAGTCTGGAAGCTCCATGGCGCGTTCGTCATACACAAACGGCATTGGCTGGGCAGGCTTGAAGTTCTTAGCCTTGATGTTCCCAACTCGTGGGTAGAACGCTGGTTTGTTTTCGTCAGCCATGGCTTATCCTGCTGAGTTGCTGTTAGCCCAATGATACCTTGGGTGTAGCAATACGTCCATCATGCTGAGTACGGGTTCTCGATCTTACGGCGTCCACTGTCAATGTAGTCGTCCATGTCGTAGTCGTCCCGCGGTGCGCCATCGATGTCCAGCCAGCCAGCGTCACGCAGGAACCGTAGCCCTTGGGTGCAGGCGTCCACGAAGTCGTCGTGCGTGGAGTCAGGGAAGCTACAGATCTGGGAGACGAAGCCCTCAGCCCAGTCCTTGACGTAACCCTTCCTGACACTGCTCTCAGGGATCCATACACGCCCAGCGGCAATGATGTTAGAGACAATGTTCAGGCGCTGGATCTTGTCAGCGCGACCGGGGTTGTACGCCCGAACAGGCAAATGCCCACGCTGTAAGTCTTGTATAAGAGCTATGCCTGCGGACTTGTCCTCAACGAGGATCAGGTCTACTCGCTTCTTGTCCTTGCCCTCACCGTACACCACGTCGTACTCCTCGATCACCTTGGGGCGCAGGTCTGGGTATTGCAGGCGGTCTTGCCAGCAGTCGATCACCATCGCGGACATGGGGCCATCCAGTGGCTTGAACACACCAAACGTGATAGCCGCTGTCGGATCGTTGACAGTCTTCTCTGAGCTGGCGCAGTCGTATGACTGGATGATGTACTCGACCTTGGGGAACTCTTTGTTTGGCGCCCACAGCTTGAACATCTCACGCTTGACGATCCCTGACTCTTCTGGGTCGATCAGCTCAGCGTGGATCTCTTGCCTACCAATCTTTGTCCCCTCGTAGGCAAGGATCTGCTTCTGGAAGCTAGGAGCGAGGTTGGCTAGGTTGACGTAGGTAGATGCCGTCGTAAGGGCTACGTCGTCTCCTTCACGCCCTACAAGCTCTACGATCAGGTCTTTGGGGCGTGGGGTAGTCGTGGCGATGATCTGCGTCCTGCCATCAGCCTTCTTCAAGCGGACAGCGAACTGGATGTTGTACCAAGCTTCGTCAAGGTAGTCCCAAGCCGCCAGCTCGTCTAACCAAGCCCCATGGTACTGACCACCACGGAAGCGATCAGGTTCGCTGGCGCTGATACCTTTGATCAGGCTTCCATTGACCAACACAATCTCGTGTAGGGCTTTGTTGTAGTCCCGAATCAATGCAGGCGGTATGACGGCGATCAGTCCTGACTCACCCTCGAAGCACGTACCCCTGACGTCCATAGACGTAGGAGCGGAGACCAGCCACCGAGTGTTTGGGTTCTCCCACGCCCACCACCAAAGTTGCTCCGCGGCAGTACGAGTTTTACCGGCGCCACGGCCTGCGAGCATTAACCAGATACTCCACCAAGTACCCTGCGGTAGCTTCTGATGATTGAAGGCGCCTGAGAGCCATTTGATGCGCGTGGCGTAGGCGGCTCCGTGGTAAGGCCCTAGACTCTTGCGAAGCCCCTCGTCTTGCAGGATGTCCAGAATGTCCTGTTCAATGACAGCGCTCATTCAGCGATCCGTATCAGCTCTAAGCGCTTGACAGCCACGTCCATCATGTCCCTGACGTTCACATCAATGACAGTCAGGTCGTTAGTCACTTCTGGCGTCTTCTGCTCACCGTACTTCTTAGGCGCCATCCTTGCGGCTGTCCACTTGCGGGTGTCGACCCTCAGCTTCATCCATGCAACGTAGGAGGAGTCGAACTTGACCTCGACCAGCTCTCCGTTTTTGTCCACAACATGGTTTAGCTCAGGTGGCTGATCAACAATGTCGGTCAACTCATCGAACTGAGTCTCAGCTTGAAGCTCACGCGCACGTGCGTACTTCTCCGCAAAGT